GAGAAATATCTAATATATTATACGTTCATCCTACTGGGACGGAAGTAAGGAAACTGAAGGAACGCAAATTTACCAAAAGTAAAGGAGCAAATCCAATGTCTAAAGTCGTATATCGTGGTGTTGAATACGATACTCAAAAGCGTATTGAATACCAACAGCAAATGATGCAACAGCCTCAACAATATAATGAAACATATCGTGGAGTTAAGTTTGTAAAGGAGGGGCACAAATGAAGAAACTTAACTTCTTACAACTCATTAAAGAACAAAAACAAAAAGAAGATCGCCGCCATCAAGCACAATTAGCACAACTTGTTGGAGCAAAGTGATGTTCGGGAGGGTTTACACCCTCCCTTTTTTATGTTATAATTTGCGGAGATAATAAAAATGATATGTCTTTAAAAATTAATTTTTATTGCAATGAAAAATATCAGAATATTCTTCCAGAACCAATAGCAGCTTCAAAGCGCTTTCCAAAGTGGTTTTCTGATTTGCACCTTACAGAAAATGTTGGATATAGAGTAAATCCATATAATGAAAATGAAATTTTAGATAGTGCTGAAAAAAATGTTAAAAGATGTTTGGGAATTCAAGAATTTTTAAATAGTGGTTATATTATACAATCGTGGGCTGATTTTATTTTTAGAGAAAAGGATGATGGAAGTTTGTATATAAATTGGATGGAAAATTATTTTGACGAAATGCAATATAAACCACATGGAATTGTACAATATTATACTATGCCTAACAAACCAATTTATGGTCACTTCGGAAAGATTCATACGCCATGGATAATTAAAACTGATCCTGGAGTTTCTTGTTTGATTACTCATCCAGTTTGGCATAGGAATAAATTATTTACTACAACAAGTTCAATTATTCACACTGATGTTACACCTTTAAAAATTCCATGGTTTTTTGAATGGAATTATAAAATTGAAACAAAAATGCATGATATTGACATTAAAAATCAAGTTGTTGCAGCTGGAGAACCAATTATCTTAATCGTTCCCTTTTATAGAAAAACTTTTTCCTCAAAAATTAATTATATTTCCGAAGAAAAAATACATAATATGGTTAAATCTCAAAATTATATAACCCATACCACAGCAAACGGTCATTGTCCCTATAAAAATTTTAAAAAGAATCTTGGAAAATTGTTTTCATAATTATGGATAAAGACAAACTCAAATTGATTGTTCACAATCTTGAACTTCTTGTAGATTCTCTTAAGTCTGAAGTTTATTCAGATACTCAGAGTTACTTAGAGTATGATAAAATTACAGCAGCCCTCACTGATTATGATGAGGTATTTGAAGATGATGATGGTTACCCAGATTAATTAAATGACAGTAAAACTTATTTCTATTACTCCAGATGCCGAAAAAACAATGGCATACATTGCACGAGTCTCTAATCCTGCTAACCAAGATAACGAGAACTATGCCAAGTTGCTTGCTTATTGTATTAAGCATAATCATTGGTCTGTGTTTGAGCAGTCTTCTATGACGCTTGAGATTGAGACAACTCGTGGTATTGCGGCTCAGGTTCTCCGCCACCGTTCTTTTACATTTCAAGAATTTTCACAACGTTATGCAGATTCTTCTCTGTTGAGTGAAAAGATTCCTGTTCCAGAACTTCGTCGTCAGGATACCAAGAACCGACAGAATTCTATTGATGATATTGGTGAAGATATAAAGCAGAGATATGAAGCTTTGATTGAAAATCATTTTAGAGATGCAATGGCACTCTATCAAACTATGCTTGATGAGGGAATTGCTAAAGAGTGTGCTCGCTTTATACTACCCTTAGCGACGCCTACGCGCATTTATATGACTGGTTCTTGTCGTTCTTGGATTCATTACATCAATCTACGTTCTGCACATGGAACTCAAAAAGAGCACATGGATATTGCACTTGAGTGTAAGAAAGTATTCTCTGAGCAGTTTCCATCAGTTTCAGAAGCACTGGAATGGGTCTAAATAACATTACACATTATTACATATTATGGCAATTTATCCGATTATTCACGTAGAGACGGGAGAAAAACGAGTAATCGAAATGAGTGTTCATGACATTACTCAATGGTATAAAGACAATCCCGAATGGAAAAGGGATTGGTCTGAAGGGTGTGCATCTGCAGGGGAAGTTGGAGAATGGGCTGATAAACTCATTCAAAAAAATCCAGGGTGGAATGACGTGTTAAGAAAAGCTTCTAAAGCTCCAGGATCAAAAGTTAGACCTTTTAATTAGTATGCCAAGAAAAAAATCAGCAGGGATCGGCACCAGTCCAGTTCCCTTTGGAATGAGCAACAAACAAATGAAGAGGAAGAAACCAATCAATCTCGATTACATGAGAGCTATTGATCCTCTTACAGATAATCAAGAGCGTTTATTTGATGCATATGATGATGGTAAAAACGTTGTTGCATATGGAGCTGCAGGAACAGGTAAAACATTCATTACCCTTTATAATGCACTTCAAGATGTTTTAAACGAAAAATCTCCTTACGAAAAAATTTATATCGTTAGGTCTCTTGTTGCCACTCGTGAGATTGGTTTCCTTCCTGGTGACCATGAAGATAAATCGTCTCTTTACCAGATTCCATATAAGAATATGGTAAAGTATATGTTTGAGATGCCGACAGATAATGATTTTGAAATGCTGTATGGCAACTTGAAGAATCAGGGAACGATTAGTTTCTGGAGCACATCATTCATTCGCGGTACAACTCTTGATAATGCAGTAATTATTGTTGATGAGTTTCAAAACCTTAATTTTCACGAATTGGATAGTATTATCACTCGTGTTGGTGAGAATACAAAAATTATGTTCTGTGGAGATGCCACTCAAAGTGATTTGGTGAAGACGAATGAGAAGAATGGAATCATTGATTTCATGCGTATTCTCCATCAAATGCCGTCTATGGAACTGATTGAATTTGGACTCGAAGATATTGTAAGATCTGGTCTTTGTAAAGAATACTTAGTTGCTAAAGCTGAATTGGGAATGTGATGACATTTAATCATGTAGAACTTGATCTCCCAACATTGGAGAGAGACACAATTGATGGTGTGCGTTATTATCAAGTCCCTGGAGAAACTGACTTAATTAAGTTGGTCTCAATTACTTCTGTCATTAGTCATTTCAATAAAGACTTTTTTGCTTCTTGGAGAAAAAGAGTTGGTGATGCAGAAGCAGATCGAATCACACGCCAAGCCACATCAAGAGGAACTGATACTCATACTTTGATCGAACAGTATCTCCGCAATATGGATTTGAACTCAGATGTTCTTCCAATTTCTGAGATGTTATTTCAAGTTTCGGTTCCTGAATTAAAACGTATAAATAATATCTATGCACTAGAAGGTTCTCTCTACAGCAAATATTTGGGAATTGCTGGAACTGTAGATTGTATCGCAGAACATGATGGAGAACTTTCTATTATTGATTTTAAGACCTCCAAAAAACCAAAACCAAAGGAGTGGATCGAACATTACTTTGTACAGTGCTGTGCATATGCATGTATGCTTCATGAATTGACTGGATTGTCGGTTAAAAAATTCGTGATCATCATGACTTGCGAAACTGGAGAATGCGTAGTATATGAAGAGAGAGATAAAGAAAAATATCTTCGTTTATTGACTCAATATATTAAAAAATTTGTTGCAGATAAATTGTCAAGCATTGACAAATAATAAGTTATGTATTATGATGATCAAAAGTTTTATTATAAATGTACATCACGGTTTTAGGTCAAATGCAGAATGAGCTCGAAAAAGTATTCGAAGACAAGTTTTTCTGCCCAGCAAAATTTGCTCAAGAAATTGAGGGTTTAGTGCATAGCGATTTAAGCATGAATTACATTGATGCTATCGTGTATTTTTGTGAAAAAAATAGCATCGATTTGGAAAGCGTTCCTAAATTGATTTCAAAACCACTTAAGGAAAAGATTAAGTATGAGGCAATGCAATTAAACTTTCTCAAGCGTAGTTCAAGAGCTAGACTCGTATTCTAAAATTAGCTTTTAATTCCATTTTTGGGCGCAAAAAACCCCGGCAAAAATTTTCGCGTATTACTTTTTTAGAATGATGCCCTTTGATACCTATAAAACCTATATTGCGCTGAAAAATCACTTTACACAACCTAATTATGATTACCAAAAGTATTGTGGAAAAATTAAAGCGAGTGTCCAGTCTTTTTACAAACGAAAAGACCGATTCTGGTTCGAAAAACTGTCCCGTAATAAAACTGACAAAGAAATTGAGGACTTTTTTGTCAGCAATTTTGTTATGGCCTCTGATCCTGCTAATTTGTGGGTTGGAAGTATTATTCGTGAAGGTGACCGAAATTATACAGACTGGCAAAGAAAGATTCAATCGCTAAGTTATATTTTTAAAGAAGAATCAGAGAAACTTTTTTCTGAGAATAAATTTGAGGATGTTTTTGATTGCAAGAGCGGTCATCCTCCAGTTCTAAAAAGTTTCCTGAGCGGGAAAATTAGCCTTGAAACATTGGTAATCTATGATAGAATCTTTCTGTTCGGGAAATCTTTTGACAAGAAGTTAAAAGACCCGATTTGGGAGATTGTCAGTCTGAAAATGAAAAAGTATTCTCCTTTTCTAAATATCGATGTATTCCGTTATAGAAAAATCTTGAAAGAAATCGTGGTAGGTGCTCAATGAGTTTTTTTGATTCCGAAGTCGTCCGTTCTGAGATGACAGAAATTTCCGAGATGCAAGAAGAAATATACCATAACGTATTTCGCTTCTTTAAAATGTCTCGGGAAGATAAGATCAAACATGTTGACTTGCTTCAGAAATTACTGAACAAGCAGCAGGTTCTTTATACTCGTTTGAGTCTTTCTGATGATCCTGAAGCTAAAGCAATGAAGCAAAAGATCTCAGAATCTGCAACGATGATGGGTCTGGACGAAAATGTGGATATGAACGTCATTTTTGGTAATATGTCCAAACTGATCGACGTGATGCGCGAGCAGATTGACAAAAACGACCTGAAGGATTAGAATAACGGAGTACACAAAGGCCAAATCCAATTTACACGAGGTACACATGTCTTTTGCTAATCTTAAAAAGCAATCTAAACTTGGTTCTCTCACCGAAAAACTGGTGAAAGAAGTTGAGAAAATGAGCACTGGTTCTGGTGGTGCAGATGAACGTTTCTGGAAACCAGAAATGGATAAAACCGGTGTTGGTTCTGCAGTGATTCGATTCCTGCCTGCCCCTGAGGGTGAAGATCTTCCTTGGGTGAAGATGTATTCTCACGCATTCCAAGGCCCTGGTGGTTGGTACATTGAGAACTCTCTGACTACTCTTGGTCAGAAAGATCCTGTGTCTGAGCACAATCGTGAACTGTGGAACAGTGGTAGCGAGAAAGATAAAGAAACTGTGCGTAAGCAGAAGCGCAAACTGAACTACTATAGCAATATCTACGTTGTGAAGGATCCTGCTAATCCTCAGAACGAAGGTAAAGTGTTCCTGTTCAAGTTCGGTAAGAAGATCTTCGACAAGATTCTGAATGCTATGCAACCAGAATTCGAAGATGAAGAGCCTATCAATCCCTTTGATTTCTGGGGTGGTGCTAACTTCCGTCTGAAGATTCGTAAGGTTGAAGGTTATTGGAACTATGATAAGTCTGAGTTTGACTCTGCTGCTCCTTTGATGGATGATGACGATGCTCTGGAAACTCTTTGGAAGAAAGAGTATTCCCTGTCAGCAATCGTTGCTCCCGATCAGTTCAAGTCCTATGAGGATCTTGAAAAGCGTCTGAAGTATGTGCTGGGTCAAAAGAATCCTGCTCGTGCTGTCGTTGAGCAAGAAGACGAGTATGAATCCTATGTTCAAACTCCTTCGAAAGAAGATAAAGTGATGGAAGAACTGGAAGCATCCTATCAGAAGAGCAAATCTTCTCCTTCTCTTCCCAATCTGTCAGTCTCTGACGATGAGGATGAAGATGATGCGATGAAGTATTTCCAGAAACTGGTTGACGAGTGATTACTCAAATAATCTGATATTATCACCCTTCTTCAAGGTGGAGTTCACATACTGATCTCCACCTTTTTTGTATGGCATAATATTGTCGAGATCATTGAATAGTACATTCAGATATCGTGGTTTAAGTAAGAAAATATTTCTTTTATCTTCTTGAATACGATTCTCATATTCGTAGTTGGTTATGGGTTGGCCAACATTGGATTTAGTAACTTCCGCTTGGAGACCATAATCAAAATAGGTGACAGAATAACCAGCGGGAACTTCAAGTCCTTTGGGAATGATTGTAATACCTTGTGTTGTAAGAATTGCCTCCGCTTCATAATGATGAATGCCGCTATATAAGGTGCTTTCGTCACCATACTTTTCCATCAAATATTTGTCAAAGGTATATTGATTCATTGGCCATTCTGTTTGAATATTCAGAATATTATTTGAGAGCAGAACTACCCAGTCTAAAGTGGACTCTTTATAAAACTTGTATGCAACGTTGTCGGGTCTTTCATCACCAATGATTTGATATTTGGTAAAGAATGACAAATCTCCAAAGATGTCCTCACGAATCTTTCCTCTTTTAAAAAGATTTTTTACATTATCGTAGTTCGAGATGTATTTCTCGTCTTTGTTACGACTAATGTATTCGAAGTTTGGAACTTGTCTAAAGTAAGGTTTTGACATTTTAGTATCCGATTACTGATGGTTTGCTTCCTGGTTCACCATAATCTTCATTGAAGATTGGCTCAAGTTCATTAAACTGAAGAGTTAATCCATATTGAGTCATGGTTGCTTCGGGATCAGCAAAGGTCGCATAAGAACCATCTGGAGTATAATCAACGCCGCATTGAGTCAATGAACAAATTTTGATGCTATTGATTGACGTATGTTCCTTATTGCCAGCATTTCCATTTCTGTAGATAATCTTAAAAACATTTGGTGCTTTTAGAAATAAACCTTCTGCTCCAGCGGAACTTTTTCTAACTGCCATTCCCTGCTTGAAAAATCGAATGATACCTTTGACTTGTTTTGCCTCCTCATCGCTTCTTGGTGATAATCTAAAATTAAAGTTAAATGGTCTTAATTGTGGACCATTGAACAGAAGTTCTAAATTTGGATTCACAACATCACCCGAAAATCTTGATAAAATATTGATTCCAACTGCCTTGCCCGCAGCCCATTGTTGCAGATAACTTTGTACCGCTTTATTATCTTTAAATTGTCCTGCGAGTTGACTAAAATCCGCTTCTTTCATTGTTCCAGTTATTGCACCTAAAGATGTTTTGGCACCCAATAATTGTAGTGGGTTAATATCACCATTTTGCCAGTCAACTGTATTGATATCTGAGATAGTTGGTTGAATTGGCAGAAAAACTCGTCCTAAAATTTTTAATGTACCATTTGGATTTGTACCAAACTGACGATCCTCTAAACCAAAACTTGTTGTTCGGATTGCATTTCCTTTAAGACCGCCATATTCAATCATCTGAAATTCAATGAAGTCCTGTTTATTTTGCGACAAACCAGTTGGATATACCCAATTTTTATAACTTCCTTCTTTTTGTTCTGTTAATCCTGGAACAGGGATAGGTTCTGATGTAGCAACTGGAGGATCCGCGCCAGGAACGGTTCCGGAGGCTGGAGACACACCTCCAGTTGAGATTGAAGGTCCTATTTTTGCTGTTGAATTTTCTGTATTGTAAATGATTACTTGATTTCCCAAATTTGAGCTCACTGCAGCCTTTATTTGAGTTGTTATTGATGAATTGTATCCAGCTATTCCGGCATCTGCTATTTCTTGAATGCTATTGTATTGAGTTGAACTTGTTCCAAAATTCACTTTATAAGTTATTTTTCCATCAGTTTGAACTGCATAACTTGTATTTTGTATTATGGTATTTGTCGAATTTGGATCAATAGGTACAAATCCGGTAGGATTGGTTACAGTTATTGTTGTCAGGGCATTATTTCCATTTGCGTCTTTGTAAGCAGAACTTACTCTTCCCACTCCATTTCCAATAGTTGGTTTTGATATCTGATATGTATATGGGGTAGCCATTTATAGCAGTTTTTTATCTATTTAGTGACGAATTTGGCATAAGGCAATGAACGAAGATACTCAATCTCATTATTTCGAATTACATGCATCTTTCCTGCGACTTCCTGCCAGGTATATTGTCTTGCCATTTCCCAATGAAAGTTAATTCCTTTGAATCCCCATCGTTCTACAGCAGTTACTGCAACCAAAGGATGCTCATCGTATGTAATTTCTTTTGTTTTTGGTATGTATATAAAGGTATAATATTTGCCAACGTCAGGAATAAATTCAGATTCTGTAAAAACTTCAAGAATATTCATCATAATAAGTTCTGCATCTTCAGAACCATCTAGTTTTCTTTTTAATTTTTCGACTCTTGAAGATGCCATTACTTGATTCCGAGTTCGTCTTCTGTGATGATCTTGAACTCAATCATATGATCCTTACAAAACTCTTCTGCAGCCTTCCACTTTGCTTCATTGGTTGCATAAGTATAAATTTCATTAATATATGACTTAGTTGCTCTTGCCTGTGGTTTAGGTGGGCGAGTTTGTTTTTTGGGTTTAATTTCTATAATATATTTTTTAATTTGTCCATTATTTTCTTTGACTTTGATGATAAAATCTGGAAAATAAGTTCTAACTTTTTTTCTCACAGGATCATAATATTTGATACGAATTTCTTCGGATCCCCATGCTATAATATTCTCATTCAAATCACACCAGCGACAAAACACCCGTTCCCAACTACTCCTGCAAACAATATTGTTTGGATCACCTTGGTACTTATTGGGATATGATGGTTGATAGCGACTCTTAATACTTTCTGCCATTACCCATATACATAATATATAAGTAAATCCCT